ACCCGGATATCTCCGGTGGCGGCGGTGGCGGCAGCAGCATTCGGTTTCCACCACTTCACATAATAAGATAAATGCAAACGTTCATATTGAAATAGGTTTTGTTGATGTTTCAGTTTGAATTCGTATACGGTTTGTTTCAGTAATTGTAATGTAACGTCTTCCCATTTTTCCACGATGAGGACCGGTAGGTTTTCCAGTAATTCGCGGAAAACCGGTGTTCTCACAATCGGAATACAACCGCACAATAATGCCTCCCACGTGCGATGACAATCCATACCATTCCCAAAGGGAGACAGAACAAATGCATATTTTGACATATTCTGCCAAGTCTCAATACGTGGAATAAAATGGGTTTGTTGAACAAGTAAATCTGAGGATATAACTGATACTGCTGTTTTCCGGTCATTGAATCGGTCAGGACATAACATCACATTGGAATAAATTTGTATTTTACGAGAATAGAACGGTGTCATTTTATTGCGAATTTCTTGAATAAGTTGTCGCTCTTGTGCGACCGGAGATGAATGTAGTATATCACGTTGCAATTGCCATTTATAGTTTGGTTTATTTGATATCGTATGATAATCCATTCCAATCGGTATTTGTTTCAGTTTCGCAAGTGCGTTGAAAATTGCAGATTCTAAAGATGCTTCGTGTTTTATTGCGACTGCATTTGCTGACCAAAGTTTCGTTATTCGTTCTCGTAGGAAATCACGGCAATATTGGATATCCATATTTTGAGAATAAAACCCACGGAGGTGTGGGTGTAGAATGAACATCAGAAAAGCATTTGGTTTTTGCGGAACAGTTTCACGAAACGTCGTTTTATCACCGTCGCCACAGACAACTACAAAAGGAGTTTGAATCTTTGATGCGTAATCCGTAATAAATGTTTGTAGTGCGTCGCAACATATATAGATAGATGTGGGGGAAGTAGTGGCGGGTTCTAGTAGGAATTCTTTGATATAATCCAAATCTCCCGGACAACTTGATTTGGGTGTTTTTGAACGTATATCACACGACTTCAATATTCCACGGCTTGAAACAAAAATACAGGCTGTCTCATCATTTTCTTGCATTGTGATAAAGATAAATATATGATTCTATTTATCTTTATCTATGTATTTATATGTGTAATGATATTGTTACATCAATAACCCGCGAATAAATTCGGTGATTTTTTCCATTCGTTCCGAGAGAATTCGCGGTGTTTCAATCATATCTTCATTTGCGGAGAGTTCCAAGAGTGAATAGCCACGCGCACGAATCCAGTCTTCGTGATATTGGTGACATCGCTGAATATACTCTATTTGAATCGTTTCGCCTTCTCGCGCACGTTTCGCGATACGTTCCAGGCATACGTCCGGTGATGCGTGAATATATACGATTCCACTGAGCGGAACATCTGTCAAGAATTCATCAAACCACATTGTGTATATCTGGAATTCATCGTGTGAAATATCACCCGTATCGTATAACATCTTTGCAAATACATTACGGTCCGTCTCCACACTTCGCTCCGTGATGATGAGTTTGATTTTTGGGTCCTTCACCGCCTTACGCAACAATGCGAGGCGCGAGATATATGCCATCATCTGGAATTTGAATGCATATGCGCGAGTATCCTTGTATAGATTCGTCAGAATATTCACACCATCCTTGTCACATACTTTATTCCATAATGCAACAGGTTCATCAAGAAAGCATACTTCATCTTGAAATGATGTTATCGTGGGAAATATCGGTGAATCGCTCGTATCTGTTGTTGATGATGTCATACGTCGTTTGAGATATTCTTCATATTCATAACACGTTGTTGATTTACCCGAACCGATATTCCCGTCAAAACTTACGATAACTGGTGGCATTATAGTATAGTATAGTCCGCGTAATTAACAAATCGTATGATGGGTGATATACAATAAACAGTTATATTTAACTCAATTCTTTAGATTCAGAAGGATTATAATACTATTTATCTCTAAAATTGATTTAAAAAAATGACATTAAATTTAATGTATTGGTCATACTTTTATTGTAAATGGCAACGGCAACGGCAACGGCGGGAGAGACACTCGTTCAAGTAAAACTTACGGGAGAAGAATGGAATAGTGTTGAAATAATGGAGCCGGAAGATGAGATGCGTATTCTAAAACTCATTATGGATGGATACAATGATGTCAATTTGGTGTTCAATATACATCATTCGTTGATATCGCGTCTGAAAATAACGGCTACACCAGAAATGGACGATTATCTTTATGATGAATATTTTCGGAAACGCGTGGAACGATTGATTACGTTGCTGGGCAACGTCGGTCACGATATAAATAATGGATGCGGATTTAAAATTCACGCAAAGTCAAAAAAAACAATGAAAAAAGTGGATTTAATGCGTATCCAGAATATGAATACGACGTTTGGAGGCTCAGGTGATACATATGACCATCATATTATTGACACAATAGAGGCGATTCTCACAGCAAAAAATGATGCAGCGGCTGGAACAGTGGGCGTGGGGCCAAACGAATGGATGAAACATTATTATACTTTGAAATTGATGCTTCAAAAATCGGTAGTTGGAATAAATGCACATATCATTGATTTCGCAAATTTCATTATAAAGGCATTACACGACGATATCCAAATTCTCGGGTTTCTTCGGAATGCGTATCGCTTTATTGAACAAAATGAAAATGTATTCAAATACGCCGATTTTCAACTTTACGACCATCAAAAAGAATTATTCACAATTGCAAAACGCCCTCACGCAAAACTCGTGCTTTATATCGCACCAACAGGAACTGGGAAAACGCTTTCACCAATTGGATTGTCAGAGAAATATAAGATTATCTTTGTATGTGCGGCGCGTCACGTAGGATTGGCATTGGCAAAGGCTGCGATATCCGTGAAAAAGCGCATTGCATTCGCATTTGGATGTAGCAATATAGACGATATTCGCCTTCATTATTATGCAGCAAAGGAGGCGATTCGCGATAAACGTAGCGGACGCATTCGCAAAGTAGACAACAGTGTTGGTGATAATGTTGAAATTATGATTTGCGATATTCGTTCCTATTTACTCGCAATGCGTTATATGATGGCATTTCATCCACTTGAACAACTTTTGATGTATTGGGATGAACCGACGATATCCTTGGATTATCGCGAACACGACCTTCATCCGATTATCCATCGTAATTGGAGCGGAAATTTGATTCCAAATATTGTCTTGTCGTCGGCTACATTACCGCGTGAGGATGAAATTGTTGATGTGATTCAAGATTTCAAGATTAAATTTCAAAACGAAGGTGCTGATGTATACAGCGTTATTAGCCACGATTTCAAGAAGTCAATTCCAATTGTCAACCAGAATGGGTTTGTTGAACTTCCACATTATATGTTTGGCGAAGACTACCATAAAGTTCTTGAATGCGTAGAACACTGTAAAACCTATAAGACATTAATGCGATATTTTGACTTGCGCGAGATTTTACGATTTATTGCACTTGTTACAAAACGTGTCAACGACAGCGGTGATGACAGCGACAGCGGTGATGACAGCGACAGCGGTGATGACAGCGACAGCGACGACAGCGACGACAGTGACGCTAAAATAGAAAAAGCGAAATACGCTGATGACAAAGACACCGACGATAATCGTGGTCTCGCTATAACCTCACAACGTTATCTTCCAGAGAATATATTCGGAGACATCAGTGAAATCACAATGACGAGTATTAAAGAATACTATCTTCTCCTACTGGAAAATATTCGCCCGAAATATTGGGCGCGGATTTATGAAACACTATCCGACGTTCGGAAACCGAAATTCACTTCCGTCGTCCATTTATCCACCAGCGACGCCCACACACTCACCGATGGCCCAACCATTTATTTAACTGAGCAAGTAGATAAAGTGGCCGCATTTATGCTTCAAATCGCGAAAATACCGACCATCGTGATGGATGATATTATGGCAACCATTGAATTCAATACCCGCATTCTTGAAGAAATTCATAAAATAGAGAAATTGATTAAAGACTTGGAAGGCGAATCGGCACCGACCACATCGTCCGGGGGAGGAGTAGGCGGCGCAGGTGGCGGAAGCGATGAAAAGAAAACCCGCAAATTCACTTCGGATACACGCATCAATCCCGAAACCGAACGGCTTCACATTAAAGTTGACGAATTGAAAAAATCTGTCAAATATACCTCACTCAATGACTTATTTGTTCCAAACCGATTGGAACATTTGAAACGATGGACGACGCGAACTGCAATTACCAACGAATTCACATCTGTCGTGGAGGATGATATTGTAGAGCAGATTATGCTTCTAAATGTAGAGACACACTGGAAACTCCTTCTCCTGATGGGAATCGGCGCCATTACCAATGCCACCGACCAGAAGTATACGGATATTATGAAAACACTCGCGAAGCATCAAAAACTGTATTTGATTATCACGGCGACGGACTATATCTACGGCACGAATTATCAGTTCTGCCACGGTTATATCGGAAAGGACTTGGAGGGGATGTCGCAGGAGAAGGCGATTCAGTCAATGGGGCGTATCGGACGCGGCGCTATCCAGCAGGATTATACTATCCGCGTGCGTCACGACGCGATTTTGCGTCATATCTTCACGGCGGTGCGAAGTTCAGAAAAACCGGAAGTTCACGCGATGAATCGGTTGTTCGTCTCGGACGCATAAATAGACAAACTACGTGCAAACATATAATAACATATAATAATATAACCGAAATCATTATTTTTTATGTCAGTTGCTCCTTATCGCCCCCCTCGCCGCACTGCCCTCCTCGTCGGCATCAACTACAACAACAACCCCGACGCAATGTTAAATGGTTGCTATAACGACGTCGTCAATGTCGCCAATTATTTACGCACGACTTTAGAATACGCCCCCGGCGCCATTCGCGTTCTCACCGACGGTAATCGCGGCGCTCCGGGTGAAGGCACAGCTTCAGTGGTTCCGCCCACCCGTCAAAACATCCTCGCAGGTATGACCGCCCTCGTCACAGGAATGGTCGCCGGTGATGAAGCCGTATTCCACTTCTCCGGCCACGGGTCGCTCGTCCGTGATAAAGACGGTGATGAAGTCACTGGACTAGACTCGTGTCTTTGTCCCCTAGATTACAATGCACCGGCATCGGCCGGCGGCGGCGTCATCACCGACGACGAAATCCGCGCACTTCTCGTGAACAAGGTCCCTCGCGGTGCGCGCCTTTACGTTATCCTGGACTGCTGTCATAATGGCACCGGTTGTGATATCCGGTATAAATACGAAGACTTCAGTATACTTCTTCGTCCCCCTTCGGCCGCGGATCGGACTGGCGCAGTATGGCGCACTCAGCAGAAAGCATTCGCCAACCCGAAATACGCTGAAACCGCGGGAGAAGTGTTTATGATTAGCGGCTGCCGCGACGAACAAACCTCCGCCGACGCGTATATCAACAATGCGTTCGCAGGCGCACTCACCTACGCCGTATTCGCCATTCTTCGCGCCAATCAAGCCACCATCCGCACGTATTCGTGGAGCTCGTTATTGCGCGATGTCCGTCATTTTATGCGCGTGAACCGGTATTCTCAGATTCCGCAATTGATGACCGGACAAATTATTTCTCCGGCACGACCAGTTTTCGCGGCGGCGGCGGCGGCGGCGGCGGCTGGTGCTCGCAGCGGGGCAGCATTAGGTATGAATTCCGGTTCAGTAGGAATATTTAGTTTTATACCGAAATCAGGTTCAAATAAACCCAGACCAAAGCACGTTATCAATTTTATTCATTAGAAATATCACGTTTTCAAGATAACCGCCTATTGTGAGAAAAAAATTGAAATCTTTTTATTACAATAGATTGAATACATACCCACGAACAAGGAAGAAACGAAATGGCCGTAGACCCAAAACTGGAAACGCTGATGCGTGTGATTGAAGACAACCAAGACAAAATGACTGAAGGTGAATATTTAGAGGCGATGAATGCTCTGGCTGCACTCCATAGTGAAGTTTCGGCACACTCTGCGGCGGCGGCACAACAGCAGCAGCATGCCCCGATTCACCCAATACCAGCGGGTCCACCTCCGTCCTACCACGCATCCGCCGCCGCTGGATTGTTTGCGTCTCAAATACCAGAAGTGATGAACGGCAATAGAACGGAAGCATTTGCTTGGCATCGCGTAAGAAACAAACACCCAGACCCTTGCACCAACCGAATTACTGCGGAGCAATGGTTACAGACACCTTATGTAGAACGGTTTCGGATGTTGCGTGAAGCGACGGAGTATACTGTAAGAAAAATGGAAACACTACAACGTACTCCTGAACCGTCGGTTTGTCCATTCATCACGCGTCACGCTGTCGGAATATGGAGTATGGAAGACGACGGCAACACGAATTGGGAATGTGTGTGTGGCTACACTGGAAAAGTGAAGAACTGGAAAAAACACGAACAAAGCGAGCGTCACCAAGACTGGGCCAAGCATCGCACAGTAAGTAGGCGAAAAATTGAAAAAATGAAGACAATGATTCGTGACGACGAGGCTGGAAACTTTGTTTGCTTTGTGAACGGACCAAACCCACACCGTCTGTACCTTGGTGGAATTCGTGTCTATACTGTGTGGCAAGACAAAAACGAATGGACGAATCCGGAATTATTTGCGGAGTTTCATCGGAGCCCGGCGCCGGTATTTCAATTAGACGATGCCGGCAATGTGAAAGACACGACGATGACACGGTGGTTTGTTCATCCGAGAAACGTTTGGGACAGTGAGTATGAGTATATTCAGTAAGTATTTCAGGTATGTGTGTATAAAAGAGGTGGCGGGTATGCCTCGTTTTTTTATACGAATTATGGTACTGTTAAATTATAGGTAGTTGAATATACCAAATAAAAAGTGTTAGCACACACAGAATATGTTTATTTACTTTTATTATGTAAAATTTCAAACCCATATGCTTATAACATTCTTTCGCACATCTTTCTTCCACTCATCGTTCCGTTCCACTCCTCAAAGAGTTCACACGCTTCTTCCGTCGTGATTTTCCAATCGGCAAACATCCCTGCAATTTCGTTGAAGCCTTTCTGCTGTTCTTCTTCTGGATTCAACGGGTCCAATATATCCTCGGGAAAGATTTCAGCATCTCGCAGTTTCTCAACCATAAAACACGCTTGTTTCGGTGTGAGTTTTCCGTCCATCAACGCAGCGGCAAGATCGCAGAAGAATTTCTGTTCCATTTGTTGTTGTTCTCTATTCATTTCTGGCAGGCTATGTATTCTAATATGTAATGAAAATCATTTCAATTTTTTACACCTTTTCTCATTTAAACCTTTTCTCATATAAAACGCCCATTTTATATGAGAACTTATAAATAGTTCTTCTTTATTTTTCGTGTCTTGTTTTTATTTGATACATATTTTTCTGGTCTTTCATATGCACCCTTTATTATGTTCCTGTATTTATCTTTTGGAATATTCGTTATTGTATTGAATTGATTTTACATTTTTTCTTATTTTTTTTGCTCTGTAAAATGGGCGTTTTAAATGATAAAAGGTGTAATAGTAGTGAATTGTTTTACCTTTCAACCAAAAACTGTGTCGTTGTCGTCGTTGGCGTGAACCGATTTGAACGGTTTACCAACCAAAAACTGTGTCGTTGTCGTCGTTGGCGTGAACCGATTTGAACGGTTTACCATTGTTCCATTCACCTTCAAATATAACAATTTCGCGTCCATTACCAAATTTTTGAACGTGAACTCCGTATCCGTGAAGTTTATCGTTTTTCCAAGTTCCAGCGTATTCGTGCCACTTGGCAGCAACGTAATCATTTTCAGCGGCTTCTTCGCTTGTATAGTTATTCAACGGTATTCCATAGACAAACGAAGGAGTGCGAAGTGTCCCGCGACCGTGACGCAAATAGGTTACCACATTATCCACCCCCTCACCAACGCAGGTATTCTCGCACATATGTCCCATATAAACAGACCCATCAGTATAATTGTATATGCGTTCGGTAGTACCGTCAGTATTAGAAGTATTCATCGTAATATTTTCTTATTCTTGGTTTGTAATAGTAAGATAGATAATATGATGTTGCCCGTCGTCAACCGTATATTCATCATTATCAAATTAACACATTTCAATTTTATGTTTTACATAAATAGTATTGTATAATGAATGGATTTGAGAGGTAAGAGAGAGATCAGAATAAAAAGTGTTAGTTTCATACAATAACATATTCTTACCTTACTCGTGTCTTTTTCCATTTTTGATTTTACTCACCACAGAAGAATGGCATCTTACTCTGGTCGTCGCACTCAGCGATGAAGTCGTGTTCGGCACTCGTGGTGAATATGAAATTTTCAAGAAATTCGTCAGTTATGTCTTCCGGGCGAAACACGCAGTATGGGTCCTCGTCTAGGTCTTCATCGCCCCAATGTTCCGCGTGTTTGAGTTGGACCTTGCACACATCAAATTCGGGAAGTGCTGGCTGTTTTTTTTGTTTTTCATTGGTCTCGGCGACAGCGTGTTTGGATGCGCAAAGAGCATTTTCTTCAAGATTCAAGCGGACACGAGGTCCGTGAGGATGCGCGTATGGCTCACGGCGTTGCTGTTGTTGTTCTGACGTTTTCAATACAGCTTGCAGCCACGGTTTGGGACGACGACGTTCTTCTTGCTCACGGTGGTATTCCTCGTTGCGTTCGCAAATATCACGTTCGCGGCGTTCGGTGTCTTCACGAAGATTGTTGTAGTAACCACCACTACCACCGCCGATGCGTCTGCTGCTGCTTCTGGGTTCTTCTTCACGAGGGATGTAGCGTTCTTCACGGCGGCGGTCATAGTAGTAATCATCACCGCGTCTCCTGATGCTGGTTTCTTCTTCACGAGGGATGTAGCGTTCTTCACGGCGGCGGTCGTAGTAGTAATCACCGCGTCTCCTGATGCTGGGTTCTTCACGGCGAGATTTGTATTCCGGACAGTAGGACGACGTATGTCCCGTATTGTTGCAGATTCGGCAAGCTTGATTCAGGAGCGTTGGGCAGATGACTTTTCCATTGGGTCCGGGCTGGTCCTTGACGAAGTGGCTGGTGTATTCCGATTCGGGTTTTCCGGCATCACGGCACACCTTGCAATAAGGAGTGGCGGTAGTATTCTTGGAGTTGTTATAAGCGGTATTTCTGGACGACGACATTGTATGCGATTGGTTCTCTGGCTGAAGCAGTGATGACGACCAATTTGAAAAAAAACATTTCAATTTTTTTCAAATCTTTTGTTAAAGTTCACGATCATATTTTTTCTAAAAATGTTCATCGTGAAATAATTCTGAAAACGTAAGTCGGAATTCTTCCAAGTCATTTTCAGTTAAATCGCTTCGTTTTCCCCGCGGAACCTGAGGAGTATGACTCGTTTCATTTATAGTATCAGACGCCGGCACCGGTGCCGATGGTGCCGATGGCGACGACAACGACGACAACGACGACAACGACGACGACGAAATAATATACATTCTGTTATTTTATAACTATATTTATACTATATTTATATTTATATTACATTACACCAATGTTTGCACCATATTTCTCTCGGAGTTTCTCTTGTAAATGTAGTAATGCGTTTGGAATTGACGTTGAAGAATCAAATGTATGACTACACGTCCACCGAAATCCATTCAGATTATCTTTACGGTCATAGACTAACGAGAAAATGGTCCTGGTAGGTGTATCGCGAACAACACGTAACATTGTATATTTTGGCAAAGTATTTACAGTATTATTTGTATTCTCATTTAATGTTTCATTTATATTCGGTTTATCACACGTATCCAGTTTCGCGACATATTCGTTCGCCTGATTTAACTTTTCAAGTATAGAGATTTTTGTGGATTTCGTAGTGACCCACGGACGCGTGAGTTTGGGATGCGACTCTACTTTGAAGTATTCTCTCGGAATCTGTTTTCCATTTTTAAGATTCACCAACTCGCGATAGTATACGACAAATTTCTTCATCATATTATGAGTTATACCCGGAGGCAAGGATTGCGCGGTCTGCTTTCTCTCGCGCTTGTCGTTCCTGGTCTGCATCGGCAGTGTCAGCGACGGTGCGCAGAGAGTGTCAACTTCAATATTGGATACGACAGGTTCAGTCATTTGTATGTATAACCACGGCATAAAACATATAAAAATGAAACGCTCCTAAATATTAAATACGCGGATAATGAACGCAATTCAACAAGCAAAACGTTCCCTTTATGGCAGTCTCATCTTTAAATTATCGCAAATCGGATTCGCTCTTCGCAGCACTCTCTGTTATACCAACCGGATAAATGTAGGAATCCACGATTATGTAGAATATGCAGCACAATTATGCGATGGAGATTCGGTTTTTATATCAACGAGAGAATCCGACGTGCCAATTCATACTCTCGTCGCGATTCTACGGGCGCGTAATATTCGCGTCTTCTTTTATTTGATGGAAGAGCCGATAGTTGCGTGGGAGATTGTTGAGAGATTACTTCCAGTGAGTATTCGGATATTCATTCAAAACAACGAATACGACCATCCTAAAGTAGGTATTATGCCAATTGGAATACGTGATTGCGGCACAATTGTCGCGATGCATCGCAGATATGACCAACGTCATTTACTTGAAAAAGGTGTATCACTTCGGGTGACATTGGGTGCAAATGTGCGGCCTATAAAATGTTTACTGTGTTTCAGTCTATGGACGCATCCTTCGCGACAAGAGTGCTATGACATCTTTACGGGTGCTGGCGCGAATTCGTTCGTGTATAATCTCAATGATGCCGCCGCTGCCAAATCTACTAGTGATGAACAAGAGGTAAACTATGTTGAGAAAGTTCCTGCATCGTTGGTCTATGACAAGACGTTGGAAAGCCGATACGCGCTATGCCCGCGGGGTTGTGGCGTGGATACGCACCGGTTTTACGAATGTATTTATCTCGGGTGCGTTCCGATTGTTGTCCGGACGCATACGGTGTTTGACCGACTCTATCATCCCGTATCCGGGTTTCCGTGTCTTGTCGTTGAGAGATGGGCGGATGTAACGGAGGAACTTTTGGACGCGTCCTACCCGGATTGTTTCGCCAGGATGCGCGAATTTCACGCGCGGTATCCGCGGTTCTTGACGGACTTGGATAGTATTGAGGGTTTGCTGCGGGGACTGTAAAGGCCCGAAGTGCTTTAGTATGAAAAATCGTTATAGTATATCTGAATGCCTAGTTTAGCACCATCCCATAATATCAAGAGTATACCAAGATAGACAAGTATGCTGTTTTTCATTTTATTACCAATATAAACTAAATAAGGGCCAAATATAAATAACGCGAATATTCGCCCTATCAGATAAAGTATATTCTGATATCGTTTAAGTATATCGTTGAGATTTGTCATTGGGTTGTTATAATAATCGGTTATTATATACTGAATGGTAAATACGATTACGAATAAACGACATCCTAGCAGCCATAGACGCCGATGGTCGTTGAAATACAAGCGCAGCATCAACTGCCGACGCCCGCGCGGATTCTCTCAGCGCCAGCATTGTAAATATGGGCGGCGGGGATGGAAGACCGTGGCGGCGGCGGTGGCGGCGACGACGACACGGCGTATCAAATCCAGTTCCGCGAGAGATTAAATTGAACTACTTTTATCGGATACACGTATAAATGTATTGTCGTGATATGTTGTCATTGCTTCGGAGTTTTATTACACGGGTTGTTCCTGTTCCTATTTCTGGACAAACACAGGCGGTCGTATTGGGACGATGGGGGATTCAATACGACCCACGGATTATTGATTGTAAGGTGTTTCAGGCAAATGAAGACCATTGTGGGTGCTGTGCTGTGCAGGCTTCAGCTTCTTCTGCTGTGGAAAATAATGTGAATGTAGACGAAAAAAGAGAAGAATATTTGGTGCCGTATGTCATGTAATGGAATGAAATGAAATGAAATGAAATGAAATGAAATGGAATGGAATGGAACGGAATGATAAGCTAAAAAATGCGGATTGAGACGAATAAAAATATACATCGTGATTATATCACGGCATATATTTTACCAATATGAACCAGAAAACATTGATATCGGCGGTCGCATTCGCAGTCATTTTCTTATCGGCGTTGTTTTTATTTATGCGGAATTACCCGAGCGACAGGTGGTTTTCGGTTGTTTTCGTAGTGTCGGGGGCGCTGTTGTTGTGGTGTGCGTGGAGGGCGGAGACGACGAATATGACACACACAGATAAAAAATAATATTCTCTCGTTACTACATAACCCGCGCAATCCCTCGCACCAATGAATCTCAACTTCAACATCACAAAATACGCCGGCGTTATGGCGTTTTACGCCGTTCTCACCTATCTCCTCTTCCCCTTGATTGCCTATTTCTTCTTCGGAAAGACATTAGAGGCGGCAGGCAACGGTTTCATCGTGGGAAGTGTCGTGTCGATCATTCTGTGGCGGATGGTTGGAATGGGGATGGTGAGGAGTTAGAATAAATGCCTATTTATACTATTTGTGAAATCTTTTGAACAGTATTTTCACTGGATATTTTTTAGTTTTATCTTTAATTTTTTCAAGATATAAGTCGTGTTCTTTTTTGTCGAGATTGAACCCATAATATTGCGTATAGACGTCTTTTGTTATGTCAAACATTTCAAGAGGTATATATGTATCATCTAACAGTAAGTAAGCATATCTCTCACCCAACGCATAAGGATAAGGAACCGCATTATTTCCAACGGGCGAATAATATTTTTGTATAACGTCGCCTTCTTTGGTTGTAAATGAACGAATACCGTCGCCGATATATATATAGTTATTCTTATCAACTTGTAAAAGAATCGTGTTTCCTCTTCCTGTTCCTTTTTTTAAGTCATAATCTGGTGCATTTAGTTCATTATCTCCAACAAATATTTTATTATATTTTGAAACCATTATTTTACCGTGTATTTCATATTGATTTGATTCAGCATTATAGACTTGGTTATAAACATCAACATGTCCGCCATAGTCAAATACTAAAAAAGGTGTACCCCCGTTGTCTATAATTTCATAGATATACTTTGGTTTTACTTTCATATCTTTAGCACTTACTATACCAGGTTGAATACATTGTAAAAATTTTGAAACATTTACGGGGGCAAATGTCGATTTCTTATATGCGTATTTATAAAATGGTGCAGATGTTCTTTTCAAATCTGTAAAACATCCTGTTCCTGTTCCTGTTCCTGTTCCTGTCGTTCTTTTCATTGTTTTATTTTTTGAATTTTCATTTTTTACCCAACGATATATACCTCGTTTATTTGATTTTGATATATACATTTCACCATCATTCCCGATTATAGTTTTACCTTTACAATCCATTGCAGAATAAGGTGGAGAGCTACGTGATTTATACTTTTTTGTATTTTGCTTTATACATTTGGATTTTGAATCAGACATGTTGTTATATAGTGGTCAAACAAAATAAAATAATAATAAGGTGCCTAATTATTACAATTACAAATGATGCTTAATCACATACGCGCTTAATAAGCCGCTAATAACCGAAAAAAACAACACGGTTTTACATATATCAAAAAATTCATTTTTATCTGGAATGTGAATTTTTATTTGGTCGGAAATAACGATATATTCGTGCTTTTTGTGTTTGCCATTTTTTCCAATATTGAAATGGATGAGCGCTTCCATAAAAAAGATGATAAATGTCACCAGGGTGATTATGATAAAAACGGTTTTCATTTTTAGTTATATATTACGATGAGAATATCATCCCCCACTAGATTACTATTAGTAGTTGTCAAATATGAAATTCGGGTCGCCAGTTATGCTGCGTAGTGCTTCAGTAATGTAGGCGCGTTCAACGGCGTCGGCTTCATAATAGTTCCAATACGTGTCTTGAAGGCGGAGGTCGGGGTAGCGCGCATTATTTCTACTATGAACATTCGTGAAGTGGCTCATTGTGCACTGATGAGGTAAATGCGGATAATCATTTTTCACAAAGACGCCTTTGCTATTGAGGTGGGCATATTCCGGTCGTTTTTCGCGGATGAGATACTTCTTGCCGGGTATAAGGTCGGTGGGGTGAACAAGACGAAGTGGTCGCATTGGTCGCTGGTTTGAGGTGATTGGTTGATGTTATGTGATTGACCGGAAATAGAAATACTTATGCTTCAATTTTTTATTGTAATATATTATAACAAGTGTATTATGTATTCTTCGCGACGAAAGTCTAAACGTTCTTACAGGAAACGTGTTGTTTCCAGAAAAAATAAAACGCGTTCAAAGCGTAAGAATTTGAAGTTTAGAAAAATGAGGGGGGGGGGTGACATTCAAAAACTTTCAAGAGTTCAAAGATAGTTATGAAATAGGTAATACTTTATTAAATCGTAAAACAACGCCCGAACCAACTGAAGAAACTAAAGAAATTCTTCGAAAGCGACTTACATCGATGGAGAATGATAATCCTGAATATTATAAAGCATATACTGACCCAAAATACCAAGAATCCGATGAGTTTAAAAAATTCGAGGCTGCTGCTGAAGCGAAGGCTGCTGCTGAGGCAAAGACCGCTACTGCGGCAAAGGCTGCTACTCAAGCAAAGCCGGCTGTTGTAGTGACTGCTTCTATCCCAAATCAGGTTGATAAAGAAGTAACTTCTTTAACATATGACAAATTTAAAACAAAAATTAATGATTTGGATCAAGCAATACAACAAGGTAGTATGAGTAATTCGAATATTGATGACGAAGAAAAAGAAATCAAACAACTTAAATTAATGTATCCAGAATTTACAAAACGTAAAATTGAAGAGGACAATGAAATAGAAGAAAAACGTAAATTATCCCAAATACAACAATATCATAGTGCGATTCAACATAATAACGCATTTGAACGAAAAAATGGTAGGGAGTTGGAATTCAGTATGCCGTGGGGGGATGATTGATTCAATCCATCGCCCCCGCACCGTATTTCGCCTCTACTTTCTCTTTCAATTTCGCGATTTCAGTTTCTAGTGTATAGTTTTCGGGCAATACCATACGCAATCCTTCACGGGGTCCGCTTTCGCGTCGTCTTTCATATACCAAGTGTGGTTTCTCGCGCACAATGACAAGCGAGATATATTTCGGCAACACCGTCGCTGGCGCAGTATCTTCTGGAAATATACCTTTTTCCAAATCACTGACAACCTTATTCGCGGCTTCCAATTTTTGTAGGAGCGACACTTTTTCGGATTTGCTCGTCATCCACGGTTTTTCAAGTTTGGGATGTTTTTCAACCTTGAAGAATTCGCGACTCCTCGTGTGTTCCTTATCCAAGTATTCAAAATAGTAGACAACATATTTCTTCATCATATCCTGGGTGATTCCTTCTGGAAGTGCGCGTGCGCTGTGTTTTCTCTCGCGCTTGGTTCCATCATCGGCCGTGCCTTTGCTGTTCTTCTGTTGTTCTTGCATCGTCGCAACGCGTAAATTGTCGTATCGGTTATTCATTGGGTTTCGGTCAAGGTGGTCAACGCTCACGACGCTCGTGCCTTTTCCGTGTCCCCACGTGTTCATAATGACTTGATGGATAAAGACGTTGTTGTGGCACGATATATATCCGTTTGTGGTTTTATACCACGTCAATTTCTCACCATTGTTGTGGGTTACTTCGTAGTCCAGTATTTTTTGGTAGCTCCTGGGACATAATTCACAGTATTCATTGGGTTCGCAATACATCACAATCGCCGTGATTTCGCCGGTCTGGGGGTTCATTATTTCCCAGCGCGGATTTTTTTGTTGGTGGGCGGTGCGTCCGAGAGATTTCGTGTGGCCGGATTTGAAGGTCACGACCGAGGATGCATTGGCGGCGGCACCGGATCCGTATTTCTGGGTTATATATTCGTGTTGTTGTTGGAAGTGGAGCATGGCGGAGTATGTAAAGGTGTGTATGGAATAGGGTGAAACGGGATAAACAATTTCAATTTTTTATTGGGGTAAAATTGAAATTAAATGGTCGAAGAAAACAAAAAAAGAAAGAATGGGAATCGCGCTTGGAGAGGTTGCGCGAACAAGTGGAATATTGGACGAACCCCGAAAACGCTACAGAGAAGACGGTTGAAATCGTGGAGTTGTTTTATGATTGTGGTTGAATGTCGCGGAATATCAAGTGGAAGTAATATGAAATGATTAATTTTTTTATATTTATCTCACGATAAACATAAATAGAATTGTAACTATATAGCGGTACTAATTGCTGTACGCACAGATTATCCCATAAGTTTCCCTACAGGCTGGACTATGTCTTAGATTTTCTCCGGCCGCTTAAACCTTCACTGAAAACCCACCTCCGTTGAGTCTCTGGTGGTCATTCATGGACTAGCATAACGTCTTTAGAAATGATACCCTGCAAGTTGCCCAATCATTATCATTTTCACCATACCCAAGTTTTTTTCTTGGCCGCTTATTCCTTTCGGAGATAAGTTTGGTAGATAATGCTCTAAGGGGTTTCTTGAACAATAGAAGAGGTGTCGCAACTCTGACTTATCGTCGTCAGAATCACTAGCAGCTGGTCTGGTTATATCATCAATAAAGATGATACTGAGGACGCAAATGGTTTCCCGTAGCTAGAGCTCAATTGGCTACGGCATGCTGCTTTTCGGCCCTGGGTAATAGCAACTAGTAATAACATCCATATTACTGTAACTATATAGTTAAGGCCTCCCATTCCGGACATCACACGCAAAACGTTGTAATTCACGGCATACACGCGAACCTTGGCAGTGTTAGTTCCCTCAACGGTGGCGTTGGAAAGAACAAGCTGAAGGGTAGCGTTATCAATACGAGAGAAGTTGCACGAGCCAGAAGGCTGGTGCTCCTCGGGTCTCAGTGCGAAGGAATACAGGTTGATACCGGTATCGGGCGCACGAGTGTGGTGCTGCCAAGGCTGAACGAGGTCAAAGTAGGTTCCCTCGCGCTCAGAGAAGCGGTCCTGGCCGTTAAGCTGGAGCTTGGCAGTGACGACGGGGTTCTCACCCCAGCAGTGCATATCGAGAGAAGTCTCGGTGAGGACGAAAGTGCCAGCATCAGAGACACCAGAGTTGAGACCGGAGCCAAAGTTAGGCAAGTTGTAGTCAGCGGTAGAAGGCTGACCAGAACCAAGCTGCCACCAAGAAGTTCCGGTGGTGTAGACATCCTGGGCGCCGGCATCATTGAAGAGACCGGAAGCGCTGATGTAAGAGCCGGTAGTGTTGGCGACGGAGTCGTGGGAGCCGAAGGCCATAATAGCGTTGGGGAGGGCATCCACGGCATCGGTGTAGTTGAAGGGCTGGGCACCGAGGAGACGGTTGAGGACGGTTCCTCTCTCGAGAGAAGAGCAGTAGTCAACGTTCTTGTCGGGCTGAACGACCCAGATGAGCTCCTTGACAGGGTGGTTGAAGTTAAGCTTGATCTTGTTAGAGGATGAACCGACGGACTCATCACCAGTGAACTGGAGCTGCTCGATGAGGTACTCGTGGGGGTTCTGGGCCATACGTCTGCGCTCATCGGTATCCAAGAAGACGTAGTCAACATAGAGGGAAGCGGCGACGAGGGACTGGTTGTAGGCGGAGGTCACCTTGGTGGTGGTGGCGGCATCGTTGAGGCTGGACATAGCCCACAAGCACTCCTCAATGGGACGGATATCAAGATTAATCTTGACCTCGTGGTACTGAAGAGCAATGAGGGGCAGAGCCAGACCGGGGTTGCGGCAGAACCAGAACTGGAGGGGGACATAGAGGGTGGTCTCGGGGAGAGCATTGCGGGGAGCGCAAACCTGGCGAGGAGCGTTAGCATCGCAAGGACCATCAATGTCGTTGAAGGAGGGGTCAGTGATGAAGGTCAGCTGAGTGGTGTTGCCGATCATCTTGAAGTAACCGCGCTGCTGCTCAGTGGACATAGTAAGCTGGTTCCAGATGTGCATCCAGTCACCGTATTGGCGGTCAATGCGCTGGCCACCGATCTCAACCTCAACCTGAGAGATGAGCTGCTCACCGGGGAAGTCAAGCCAACGGGCATAGACGTTGCCGGAAGAAGAGTTCTTCAGGGACTGGCTAATCTCGGGGAGAGTAACCTGAAGGTAGGTGCGGTAAGCCAAATCACCGTTGCGGGAGATGGTGCAGGTCACGCGGCGACCGAAGTCAGCCTGGCCATTGAAAGTCTGCTCGATAGACTCCATAGCGAAGTTGGTGTGACGCTTGTAGGAAACCTTCCAGAAAGTAATCTGGGGGTTACCAGTAAGGTAAACGTCTTGGGCGCCATAGGCGACAAGTTGCATAAGTCCTCCACCCATTGTAAAATGCTTGTTATACTATTGAAAAAGAAAAAAAAAATAAGAAAACAACAAATTATACGAATAAAAGAACGAAATACAAATTAAATAAAAATTGCTAAATCTTTTATACTATATTTTCAATAACAACAGTGGTTGCGACGGCGATAGCGCAAACAGAATAATGTCATTATTCAAGTATAAGCCTCCTAAAAAGATTATGCTTGATGAGCGCAGTATAACTACATTAGATAGTAAGCATAAAGAATTACAGACGGAGTTTCAATATATACAAGATACAATTATTCCTGGACTTGAAAATGAAAGAAATATGCTAAAGCAGCGATTACAATTCTTAAAAGGAGGCGGTGTAGGGGGGTCTGGCGATACGATAGGTTCAAGTAGCGAAACATTAGATAGCGAACACTCCGATTTTCAAAGTAAAGAAACCATCGGATTGACTTCGCGGCCGAGCATTGATGAATGTCTTGAAATCCGCGACCGTATTAAAGAAATCAATGCCACTATAAAAAAACATCAGCAAGACTATAAAAATTACTACCTACACAATAGCGAGTATATCTTTGAGTATTTTGAGACAAAGAAAACTATCACAAGTGGGGGGTCAATGAAGACCAAATCCCTAAATGCATTCTTTAATCTTCCTGAAGCGAAGAAAACTGAAGAACTATTCAAAAATCAGCATAATAATGTAGAAAAATACCTGGCAAGTATTGATCAGACGTATATGGATGTTTCTAAATATGTCTATCCAACAGATATATGTCAATTTTGCCGCCAAGGCGAGATGATTCCTATAGAGAGTGAAGGTATTATGGTGTGTAATCAGTGCGCGAAGCAGGTTGTTTTCCTAATAGACAATGAAAAACCATCCTATAAAGAACCGCCGAAGGAAGCGTGTTTTTATGCTTATAAGCGCATCAATCATTTCCGTGAAATCCTCGCACAGTTCCAGGCGAAGGAAACCACCAGTATACCAGATAATGTTCTAGAAAGCATTAAACAGCAAATCAAGAAGGAGCGAATTGAAATCTCTCAATTCACCGATAAGAAAGCGAAAGAAATCATGAAGAAACTCGGGTTTAATAAATACTACGAGCATATACCATTTATTAAAGATAAATTGGGAATTAAGCCGCCGGTTATGACGCCAGACCTAGAAGACAGATTGTGTAATTTATTTATGGAAATCCAAGGTCCTTACGCGAAGTTCTGCCCTGATGACCGCGTGAATTTCCTGAATTATTATTACACGGTGTATAAGTTATGTGAGCTCTTAGGTCGGCGCGAGTTCTTGCCTTTTTTTCCAATGTTGAAAGACCGAGAGAAGCGGATTGAACAAGACCAGATATGGAAGAAGATATGTATTGAATTGGATTGGGAGTTTATTGCGACGCCGTGAATGTGGCGATAGTATCCGTATAACTACGTGCGCCTCGCCTTCTTCCGATGGTTGCGCACCCCTCCCACACCGCCACTTGCTAAGCTATGCGATTTATAGTAGACTTGTGCATTATCCGTATACAACCCAAACATTGAATATGGTGGTCTCGGAAGAACTGTAAGTGTAACAATCGTGAAATGATAACTTCCTGTATTCCGAATAGTGAGTGTATATACTCCAGGAGCAGTTGCGCGCGACGTCGCTATCATACCATTCACAGTATTTATCGCGACTCCGCCATACGAAGAAGGAACGCCATCTGTAATACGATATAATGCATATGACCTACCACTTGTAATGATTCCGGAAACATCTCTCGTAAAATCACCGGATACGACACTCGCTGAAAACGAACGCACCATTGCGGGAGGTGTTCCCGCGACAACAGTGCGTGTATAAGGAGTATGTCCCATTGCATAGATTTCATAAGGTGTATTCGCACCAGCGTATACCCATTTCACACCGATGGGTGCATCCGAAGATATGGGAACTCCAGTAAGCGAATTATTTGCAGTAGTATTACTCCACGTTGTGCTTGCCGCATTCCCACTTAATGTGACGACGCCGCTTGCAACGTTCACCGCGCCGGTAAGGTCACCATACCCCGGAATAATATACCCACCATTTACGTGATTCGTTGCACCCACTGCATAACAATTTGAGACCGTTTTATTTGTGGTATTCCCGACTTGATTTCCGAGAATACCACCACCACTTGCAGGTATCGTGCTCACCGAATAACAATTGGTGATAACAACTTCACTGCATTCGCTTCCGATAATACCGCCGCCATAATCCCCAATCGCACCTCGGCTATAACACTCGCTAATGATGTGTCCGGAAGAACTCCCGGAATATCGTCCCGAAATACCTCCCGCATTTTGATTCATATTGCCGGTTGAATAACAGTTCGCGAAATTGGCGGTGCCTGTGGACTGACCACTTATACCTCCACCGTAAGCACCAATGACACCGGTAGACCAGCATGATTCACATACAATAGACCCTGCAGTAGATGGAGAGTTTGCGCCGATAATACCACCACCGTAAGTTCCAATGATACCCGACGAAGAACAACTCACGCATTTCACAGGACCTGCATATTGCCCGATGATTCCACCGCATCCTTCTCCCGTCGTTCCCGTAGAATGACAGTTCAGAACAACATTATTGGACCCGGCAGTACCCTTTCCAAAATAGGCTTGCCCCAACCATCCACCGCTATTTACAAGGGTGGTGCCGCCGGTCGCACGGATTTCCAGATTCATCACGTAAATATTGCTGTTGCCGTTACTACCGCTATTGCCATTTTGAATAAGACCAGGATAATCTGTTATGCCAGAAATGGTCACCACCGGGCGTGTTCCGTCCTGTTTGAGAATTCTAGACCCGAATTGAATACCATCCGACCCGCAGATGAAGTAACCGTTGATACCTCCGACAGTAGTGTCTATCGTAATATCCGTGATAAATTCAATATGTAATGATCCGAGAGATTGGTCAGAATTTACGACATACATAACCCAGTATGCCTCCGTCCAATTCTCCAAGTCAACACTATGGTATATCGGTTCGCCAACTGCGTTTTGACGCAAATAGACCGTAGTTCCACCTGGGTAATAAATGGATGGTGCACCCACTGCGAAACCTGTCTCACTCATTGGTCCAAGTAAAAGACGTGGTTCGCCGTTCGTATGAGTCGTTTCGTGAGAACTACCTTCCGAGAAAATGAACCCATCACCGCTGCGAATCGGATATTCCATCCCGTCAATAATGAGACGACCGACACTATCCGTAGTCAAATAGACTAAATGTGTATGTGTAAATTCCGAAACACCAGTATCGTGATGTGCCATTGTATCTCCCTTTATCCAACGCATTGGAACAGTGGATATATGAGATGATAATTGCAGACCCATTTTCTCGTATAATTCGGCGCGAATCATAGATGTCAATGGAATCGTAAAATACTCCGATGCCGATGCCGATGCCTTCGCAAGGATGCGTTGCCTGGCGTTGATAACTTCCGGGCGCGATAAAATCGTTTCAATCACGTCATTTGAGAGAACATTTACAATACGATGTCCTTCTCCTTCCATTGTCGTATTGAAGTATGATGGTATTGTATAATATACTACGAAAATATTATATTATTCGCATTCTACGCGGGTATATTCACCCAAGACTCCGGGCATAAGTCGCGAGTATTGTGTCTAACCCCAGGGCCGAACCATACACTTGGACGGCATACGATTTTATGAGGATTTGCATTAAAATAAGCACCCCACCAGCTAAAGGTGCTATTCGCAATAATATTATGGTCGCACACACTCATTAGAAGTAATTGTTGCCAGTCTGCAATTGTATCACGAACAAAATGAAATTCTATGTCGTGGCCATAAACAGGCCCATTCATATCCGTAGCACAACGTTGTTTTAGTTCGGATATATGTTTGGCGACGATATCTTTATCACACGGTTCATAAAATACAAGAAATGAATATTTTTTGTTGTTCGTGAAAGATGAACTAGAAATGATATGTGAAATCGCGCGATAATAATAATCAAGATTCATCACGGGATGTATATGAAGATTGAGAACCGAGTCACCAATCCGGAAATGTATACTAACTAATTCGCGTTGTTTTGTATGACTTCCGTGATAATCCCCACTCCACAACTCATTTGCATAAATGTTTTTTATCCACGATTGTTGTTGTGAAAGTTGTATACGTTCACATAGTTCTGGATATTTATCAACGAAATATTTCTCGCTCTGAAAATACCCATGAATCCGAAGCGGTTTCGGATATTTCGCAGTGTCTGTAGGAATCGGATGATATTCAAACCCAATTTCATCCCAACGAGGCAATGACTGAAACATTTTTTCGGTTACAGTATTACTAGGTGTGAGAAATTCGCGTAATCCACGAAATAACGTGCTCCAATGCGTATATCGCGTATGTCCCGGATTTCCCGGCAGTTCTTGATGATGCATAAAAAAGAATGTATCATTATTACGAAGAGCGCCAGCAATCACCGTAAATATTTGGAATAACTGGTTCCCTAATCCACCCATAATGGTCGCGGTAAGCATTTGATATTTGTGGTTTCACAATGTATTTGAAAAATATATGTAAAATATTTTTATCACTTTAAGTTTATTATACTCAATCAGGCTTGTATATCATATAAAAAAACAATATCATATAAAATATAAACCGAAATAATTATGTTGCGAACATTTTCGGATATCAAAAACGCTATTTATATCAACTTAGATTCACGGTTTGACCGTCGTAGTTTATTTGAACAACATTTCACAGAACTGGAATCATTATACCCGAAAGATTTCGCATTTGTTCCTGCCGCGCGATTTTCTGCGATAAAAGACGACAACAATGGCGCAATTGGGTGCACAAAAAGTCACATTGAGTGTTTGAAGATTGCAATACATAATGATTGGGACCATGTTCTCATTATGGAAGATGATGCAATTATTATTCATCCGGAAGTATTAGTTCATCAAGTTTCATCATTTCTTTCACGTTTTCGCGAGAATTGGGATGTCTTATTATTCTCTGGAAATAATTATCCACCATTTAAAATAGAAACATCCTATTGTTTTCGTGTTGCGAATTGCCAAACAACCGGGTGTTATTTGGTATGTCGTAAATATTACAATACATTACTTCAAAATTTTGAAAATGGATTGGCTGCACTCCAAAATGCGCCACATAATAAATCAGAGTTTTCGTGCGACGTATATTGGAAACAATTACAATGTATAGACAGATGGTATCTCATCACTCCAATTTGTGTCATACAGCGTCCAGGATATAGCGACATAGAGAAAGAGGATGTAAATTATGAGAAATGTATGACAGACCTTGTGAAAAAACGACCGCAGCACCATTAACAATACAGACATAATTACCCACTTGTAAGATTTGAAGACGAATTGCTATGCATCTGTCAAGTATTGGTCTACTACCCACCACCCAAAATCACGGTCACTTGGGTAATGATGTCCTGCCATAATCCGGATATTTGCACATTTGGTTGCAACTTCCATTATTGCTTGTGTCTTTGCCGGAAATTTTCTTGAAAGTATTTTTGCTAAATAATAGGTTTGAACTGCGTGTCCAGATGGGTATGCCGGTGTATTTGCAGAGTCTGAATGTAATAAAGTGCCGTTCGCTTCATTGATGAGTTCGGGTGCGATTTGTGCAGGCCGAGCCCGGTTATATTGCCACTTAAACATTTTCGTAATAAACATTACGCGGGTGCTCGTGATAATTCGGTCCATTTCAATAATTGACATTTCATCTGGTGTGATAATCGGTGTAAACGCCGCGGCAGGATTCATATCTGTCATCCTAAAAAATGCGACATCACTCGGCATTCGTTTCATAATATATTCACTAATGACTATCCCGATTTCATTCTTACCATCCGGATATGCTTTTCCAATTCCAGGTATAGAGATATTCAATGATGGATACCACCAATAATACCGTGTAGGTTGGACAAGAAGAACAATGATATACGCGATGGCGAATGCAACAAAAATACGAAAACGGTCAGGGTCGCGTTCCACGATATTATAATGATAAGAACTAAAACGTTCGCGTAGTTCAGTGACCGCACCACTTTCTTTTTTGGGTGGAGGTATTCCAATCCACGTTCGGAATTCATTTATTTTTGGTAATACAACCATTTGTGTGTAATATATACTACATAAAGCATATATTACTGTATCTGATATTTATTTAGACACGGAGAGGGGTAGGGAAACCGACGAGGTTGGCACCGATACCGAAGCCGGCACCGGTTCTTGCGGATACGGCAAGACTAGGAACATAGGTATCCAAAATACTGAATGTAGCTGCGGCGGTCAATGCAATAAGTGCGACCTCATCGAACGAGAGGCTGCGCTTAGGAATAGCATAAGCTGCAATGGCAACCATAATACCCTCAACCAAATACTTAATGGTTCTCTTTACGAGTTCACCTAAATCAAACACGCCAGACATCTAATGATTTATTATAAATATTAATAAGAAATTAAAATAGAAAATAGAAAATAGAAAATAGAAAATGAATAAATAATATGTGGATGAATTGACTTAAATAAAGTATATTCTAGTATATTATAATTCCATTTCGCTATGTCCGTTCCATCTGGTGTTGAATTGAAGCATACCAAATCCGGTGATGTGAATCCTAAATATATTGACTTACTTGAAGAAGACAAACCTATCGCCGGCCAGAAGTTCGCTTGTCTATCATTTGTGTCCCCAGAACACATTTTGAAGCAGAAAGATCATTTCTTTTTTGAGAAGTTTCTTCATTACTGGGACTATCAAAAGTCAATGGAGAAGTTCATTCAGTTTCTTAATTTCGTTTCATTCAAACACAACATCAACTTTGATAAATTAACTGCAGACTTTCAAGAGTTTGCTAAAGAAGAGAAGGATATTCTTCAAAAGACAAATATTTATGACGAGTATAAGACGTTCCTTGATAAGCACGAAGACGACCTGGAAAATGAGTTTAACGAGAAGCATAATTTTCAGACTTCTGTCAGGGGGTTGAAGGTGCGCGGTGTCTTTGGCTCACAAAAGGAGGCCGAGTTGCGTTGCCAGATGTTGCGTGAGGTGGACCCCAATCACGATGTGTTCGTCGGGCCTGTCGGAATGTGGGTACCGTTTCATCCTGACGCGTATAAGACTGGTCGCGTTGAGTATATGGAGGAGACATTGAACCAGCTGATGGCGGAGAAGAAGAAGAACGAGGAGCAGGCCAAGACGGAGTTTGATAAGCGTGTCAAGGAGACGAAGGCAAAGGCGATTCAGGAGAATATTAAGTTGGCGAAGGAGAGTGGAAACAAATTGACTCAGATGCTGGCGAAAGACGGTGAGACATTGGTGGACGCGAAGCCGAAGGAAACGAGCGCAGCGAGCGAGGGTGTCGGCGGCGGTATTTGGAACGCGGGCGATGACTCCGCTTCCGTGACAATGACCGTAGAAGAGATGCGTAAGGAACTGTTTGAGAGCGAGGATATTGTGATGGATAAGAATAACGACCACGGGTTGTCACGGTTGTCCTCGGCAGGAACGAAGGAGATGGATAACGTTGATTAGTATTTGAAATAGTTCACTAGGAACAAAAATATATTATTACTGTGTCAGGTTAGACTGACTCTGCTACACAGTAATAATAATCCTTGAAGACTGTTTTGTCTTTGACACTTCGGCTCATTTTGGCGGTGGAAAAGCCTTCATCCGTGGCGGCTTTCGCGATTGTATTCCAAGTTTTGAGGACTTGATTTGAGTTCACCAAACGTTTCTCAACCTTCTTCCCGGTGGTTGAAAGTTGGACGCCGATGATAGGATTTGCACCTTGTGCCAGAACGGCACTTTGATTAAGGGTATAGTAGTTCTCTTTCAGAGAGAGACCATAGTAGCCTTCATTTGCCGTCGTTTCAAACCAAATCGTCGCTTTGAGTGCATTGGGGCACGCATTGAGGTAGGTCTTCAAATTCTTCAAATCGGTTTCACAGGGTGTCTGTCCCACAGAGATTTTCCATTGCTGATACTCTTTCAGGAGTGTAGAATTGAGGATTTTGCCACGGTCGGAGAATTGGCAGCACTGGAAAATAAAGGTTTCAACACTGAATTGTGCTGGGTTTTCCGCTTCAGTTGCGATGACCTTCTTGTATTCCACCGTCTTCAACTTGATACCTTGATAACCATGAATACGGTCGATGCGCTTGGGTTTGAATTTCACGTCCATATAATGTTTCAATGCGTGGAAGGTTTCTTTCGCAGGTTTCGTGTGCGACCATAGACGAAATCGCCCTTCAAGGTTTACGGATTCCTCTTCCACATCAGGGCGCACGATACAGCAGGTTGCGACGAATTCGTCGAACTTTTGTGTGAGTTCATTTTGTGGAAGAAGAATGTGTTGGGTGAAGGGAGATTCATTATCGGTCACGACGACTTGAAGCGCTTGCGATTGTAGTGCGGTTTTCTCTTTGAGTTCATTATTCGCAAGGGTGAGGTCGTGGATGGTCTTGTTCTTTTGTTCGAGGTCGCTCACGAGTTTCGCATTCTCGGCCTCCAATTCCTGATTGCGTTGAAGGAGTCGGTTAAAATTTTCCACATTATACATTCGTGCGTGAATGATGCCTTCAATATGTTTTGTCAAACGGTCAATTGTGAAATTGGTGCTGTCATATGCGATGACTTCGGTTTTGTTTTTACCGGCGACTTCAATCGTGCGAAGTTGACGCTTGATTTTTGGATGGTCTTTGATATAGTTCTCAATTTCGACCTTGTTATGGACTCTAAATGCTGCGGCGAGGATGAAGTTCGTGTATTTCTTATGATGGTCGGCGACGCGAGTGGCGAGGTTGTTGGTGTGGCCGAACTTGATGAGTTTCTCGTTGTCGGCGTTGGTGTTGTCAATTGTGCCGAAATAAATACATTCCGTGTTAACTGGGAATTGGCTGATAAGGGTTTTCTCGATTGCGCGTTTCTTTTCTTGGGTAAGGGTGATGGTGGCTTGATTTAGAGTGCTAATGACTTCATTCTTTTGTTCGAGTTGCGCACGGAGTTCGCTTGTTTCAGAATCGAGGATTTGGTGAAGAGTTTCTTCCATTTTCATATAGTACTCGTGGATTTCACCTGCTTTCTTGGTCTGTGCTTTCAGGCAAAGAAGCTTGAAGCATCGGATGGTGAGTTTGATGGTTTGCTTATTATGGCCACCGTGTTTTTTTGGTTTATCCTGATTGGCGGAATGTTCTTCATCACTATCAGAAGTTGATGCCGTAATATTTTTATAATCAACATCAAGTTTGAAGTTGGCTTCAAGAATTCTAATTGCGCAGAATTTTTGACTGAAATCCAACCATCTCCATACATCATCCAGGTCAACGACAAAGTCAGTATTCTTATCATAATTCAGGTAACAGTAAAAACTACTAACAAATAATTGTTGTTCGAATGTGTTGAAGTTTTCTTGGATTTTTTCAAGCAGAAGATTATTGTATGATTGTGACAACTTTGTAATCGGGTTCTTCTCGATAAGTTCAACAATGTTGAGGGTTGCAGAAGAAGCAGCGCAGGCGGAAGAAGCGGAGGACATCGTTATGAGCGTATGTTATACTATGTATACACGGATGTCTTTAAGTTGTTTTCAGATACACAAGCAAGAATTATACAAGCAAGATTGTAATAGTATTTATTACATTAAATTGAATTCAACTGAATACAAATAGATTGACGATACGTTTCTACATTATGCCCGAGTTCACACGCGATTTGGACGATTTGGTTTCTCATTTCAAGTCACAAAAAGTTCAATTAACATTACATTTGGAGAAGAACTACCGAGAGAATATCCATTATACAAAATCACCACTTAAAGTTGGAACAGAAACGAAAAAACGGAATGGTGGACAAAACCGAATCGTCTACATGCTAACAGAAGAGGCATTTGAGCTCTTCAAAAACTCATTCAAGCTGAGAAGTAAGTATATTGTAGACGTTTCTGAAAATGTGAAATGTGTCAAATTCCCAATGTGTATTGAAGGACAGACTGTCGGGTTTATTGAAAATGCGTATCGGGGATTACGTGCGATGACTCGGCAGTTTCAGATTGGACCTTATCGGACAGACTTGTGCTTCACGAACGATAAAATCGTTGTAGAATGCGATGAATATGGACATCGTGACCGGTTAGTGGCGCACGAAGTAGCTAGAGAAGAATTCATCAAAAATCAAGGTTACGCAGTCATTCGATACAATCCGAATGAGCCGGGGTTTGACTTGTCGGATGTGTTGAATCGGATAAATAGGCGTTTGATGTCGCTTTTATAAATCAAAAGCAGATTTATGAAAGCGGCGGGTTGAATCCAGTGACGCTTTTACATTTGAAAAGCGATATTTATGAAAGCGATATTGGAATCCGATGGCGCTTTTATATAAAAAAGCGAAAAATAGGGTTGAAATGCTAATTTCGCAATCTTGCTCCTCCGAAAAAGGGAGCAACCTTCCCTCACCACTTACTCTTCTTCACATTTATCTTCGGTCCCTTGCTATTTTTCGCAGCATTAGGGTCATACGACTGCTCTCCTTCGTCGTCAGAACCGAGATTCTTGGATATTTCCCAGAATTCCTTACTGCCGAGCTTGAATGGCCCGTGCTGTTGTGCCTTATACCAGAAGATTTGGTCTTGTAATTTGTTGGATTTCGCGTTATTATTGATGACGAGACACTCATAATTCTCGGTACACTGATCCATCACCTGACAAAAGCTCTCAAAAGTGGGGAACATACCCGCATAATTGTCGTAGATTCGCTTACGATTCGCAATATATGGCTCGCGGAGGATAAAAACGTAGTCGATATTCGTGCGGAGATTTGGAGGGATACCAAGAGGATATTGCATTGTGATGACTAACATTATCTTCCAATGACGCCCGTTCATAAAGAGGAGGCGCATCATCACGTCCTTCGTCCATTTGTTATCATACAAGCAATCATCCAATACAACGAACGTCCTTGGGTCAATGGATGACTTCTTATATGTATCCATTTCCTTTTTCACTTGCTTTAAGACTGCCTTCTGGCGCTTAAGGATGTTCTCGATGATGGCCGTATTATAAGCGTCGTGAATGAATAATTTCGGGACGTGTGCTGCGAAGAAGCCGTTGCCTGCTTCTGTTCCAGAGATGACTGTCCCGATAGGGATATCCTGGTGATGAAACATCAAATCCTGGACGAGAAAACTTTTACCGGTATCACGACGTCCAATGAGAACGATAACTGGGCCTTTGTTTTCATCCGGACGAAAACTGATAGACTTCATTTCAAACTTTGCGAGTTCTAAATTCATCGTATTCTCTGTAGATAATAATGATAAACACTATTCGTAGTAATAAACAC